TCCGCAAAATGTGTCTCACATCGGGGCAGGTTCTTTTTCTTACGCCGGATGTATCAAGAAAGTTTCCCTTAGCCATAGTTTTGGGGGTAAAGGGTTACTTACAAACTTTTTACCGGGCGGCGATACCGCCGCTCTTACGAACATCAACGATAATGCTATTATCCCTTTTATTATCGCTTCCCAATCTTCTCCTCCTTGTGTATTTAGATTCGTTCAAAGATGTAGATTCATGGGTTAATAAACGCATTTTATTACTAAAACGCTTACTTTTTTTTAATGTATAACGTGCATCTGATGGCTTAACTAAGAGCCGGGGCTGCTGCCTATCAGGAAGTGATTTCAGATAGAGTAGGCCCTTGGGGGGCCTACCGTTAGCCGTATCACGTGACGGGGCAGTGCCACTTACCATTGATTTTTGGTATAGTTAAGTTTGTAAAACGCGCCGGCGAGTCCTAACGGCTAGTTTTTACTTATGTTTTATATATAGGTTATTAATTATTTTATATTTTATGTGGTTGACCGGTGTACCGGCGAGCTCACTGCTCTACGGGACCATGTGTATCAGTATGTCCCGGGTTCGAATCTTGGTATCGTTAACTATTTTTTTTATTATTTTTATATTTTCGGGTATTTTTTAATAGGGATACTTTAAGTACCCACAATCAACTTTCGTTTATTTTACTTAAGTCCCAACGTGACTTTGAGTTATTTATAGTAATCGAACTAATATGGATAAATCTAATTTCGGAAATATCGGGCCTATTGAAGCTAATAATAACTTCAAGCCTAAGAATAGAGTAAGATATAGCAGATTGTGCTTTACTCTTAACAATTGGACTGACGCCGAATATAGAGCTTTGACGGAATTCCCCGCGAAATGGATGGTGATTGGGAAGGAAACTTCGAAGACGGGAACTCCGCACTTACAGGGAGCAGCAGTTCTGCAGAAGCAGACGGATCATACGACTTTGAAGAAGTCGGATGGTTGGAAACGATGCCACCTCGAATCGATGAGGGGTACCCCCCTGGATTCTCTGGCGTACTGTATGAAAGAGGACAAGAATGCATTCGTGAAGGGGGAATTGCCTGCTCCTGGTAAGCGTTCAGATTTATCTTCCGCCGCCGAAGCGCTTCGGGAAGGCAGTACTCTTCGAGATCTTGCCTTATCCGGAGTACACGACGTAGTGGTTATTAAATACTTTAATAACTTACAGAAATACAGGTTACTTATCGGTACTCCGTGCGACAGGCCAAAGCCAACTGTCATCTGGCTTTATGGAGACACTGGAGTTGGCAAGACAAGAGCAGCAGTCGAGGTGGGAAGAACTTACGACGGGCTTTGGTTATCCAATGGACCTCTTAAGTGGTTCGATGGCTATAACGGAGAACCCTTCGTCGTTTTTGACGACATCCGGTTCGATTGCTGCAGCTTTGAATTCCTCCTCCGACTCTTGGACAGATACCCACTCAGGGTTGAATTTAAGGGAGGATTTGTCGACTGGTTACCTTCCGTTATCGTTGTCACCAGTCCTATGTCACCCAGCTACTTATTCTCAAGTAAACCAAACGATGACATCGCTCAATTGCTCAGAAGAATTGACGCCATTATCGAATTTACCGGAAGCTCCGATGATACTGGAAGATTATATGGGGCCCTTGGTAGAACCCATCATGGATTATCAACTTCCGGACAACTTCTTCTCAGAGGAAGAAGAGAAGGATCCGGTACCGGATCTTCAATATTATCGGGATCGAGAGGATCAGGATCAGTGGGAGATTTGTTACAGGAACACTTATCTGGAAGACCAACCATTGGATCCGGATCAGTGGTGGGCGAACTATCAAACGCTGAGAGCTCTGAGTCCGGATCCCAGTCTATGGCTATAGACCTTACCATCGAAGAAGACAAAGATCTTCTTAAACACTTTTATTAATAAATAAATTTTATTTTCATACTCTTGTCTAGTCTAGGAGGTGCCTGGTAATACTGTACAGGCACCTCCACATAAAGTCCTCCGGCGTTTAATGTTTTACTCCTTTAAGTATTTTCATTCATAAAAAACTGGATGCCGAAACGTTACAGGTCTGGAAGAACCACAAGGTTGCCACCAAGAAAAAAAGCAAGATATACTGGCTCTTTCAATCGTGCGCCTTTAGCTGGATTCGCTTTTCGTCCCATTCAAAGACATGGCATGACAAGAGGTCAAGCTATCAATATCGCTAACTTACGTACCGCCGGATACTTGGGTTTGGAAAGCAAATTCTTGGATAGCGGTATCGGAACAGCAGTTACAGTTCCTACTACATGGGCTACAGCCGCAACCGCTTGTGTATTGGATTTAGGAACAGCCGGTCAAGCAGCAAACTCTCCGGCAGTTGGAGACGGTCCATCAGCAAGAGACGGTCGTCAGATTTCAGTTACAAGCGTTCACTTAAACGGAGAAGTCATTATTTCTCCCGTCGAAGGACAAGCAACACCCGCTACTTCTATTACAATTAAAGTCGGTTATTTGCTGGATAGACAAAATAACGCAGAAGTACTCGCCGACAAAACTATGGCCAAAGTTTTTGGTGTTTTAGGAACCGACGTGCTTAATTTTAGAGATTTGGCTTACACCAAACGATACCAAATCCTTGCCATGAAAGAATTTACCATGGCTCCGCAAAATGTGTCTCACATCGGGGCAGGTTCTTTTTCTTACGCCGGATGTATCAAGAAAGTTTCCCTTAGCCATAGTTTTGGGGGTAAAGGGTTACTTACAAACTTTTTACCGGGCGGC